TAATTCATAAGGAACTCTATTTAATTGTTCTTTAACTCCATCAATCTGATTTAGATAAATATGACAATCACCCATGTTTGTTATTAATTCATCAGGAATCATATTGACTTGTTTAGCAATTATCAATAATAATAGCGCATAAGATGCAATATTGAATGGAGTTCCTAATGGGGCGTCTTGGCTTCTGCAGTTATACATTAATGAGATTGCTCTTTTAGGAACATTTGCACTATCAAAATATTTGTGCTGTTCTTCTTTAGATGATTCATCAACTGAATCACAAACATCTCTATTTGGTTTATTATTCTTAAACCAATAATCTATTCTCTCACTCCTACTCAACTCTCTTGTATAAACTTGAAATCCATAATGACAAGGCGGTAAAACCATTTGGTCTAATTTACCTACATTCCAAGCATTAACCATTAATCGTCTTGAATCTGGATTTGTTTTAAGATTGTTAATTAGGTTTGCGATTTGGTCTACGTTTCCATTTACATAAGCAATTTGTTCACCATTTGTGAATTTATCCGTGAATTTCCAACTTCTCCATTGCTTACCATAAATCGGACCGAGCTCACCCCACGTTTTAGCAAACTCATCATCGGTTTTGATTTTATCAATAAATTGTTCCATTGTTAATGGTCCAAAAGTATCTTTATGATAGTAATATCTTTTGTATGCGTCCCCATTCCAGATGTTGCAACCATTATCAACAAGGTATTTGATATTAGTATCTCCACGTAAAAACCATAACAATTCAGTTACGATTGATTTAAAGTGCATTTTTTTGGTGGTTAATAACGGAAATCCCTCACTCATTCGATGACGTATTTGCCAACCAAATATTGATTTAGTTCCAGTTCCGGTCCTATCTTTTTTATCCACACCAAAATTTAAGATGTGTTCTAATAGTTCTTTGTATTGTCGATCTATGCTATTCATTTATAATACTTTTTAGTCTTTGAATTTCTTCAATAACATCATCTCCTAATTCAATTTTAGACATCATAGTAAGGTCTGCTATCTGATTTTCATACACCTCTAATAGTTGTATCATTGCTTGTTCTTTATTCATATTATTTATTTTTTAGGTCTTCTAACTTCAATCGTTACTCTGCTTCCGGTTGGTACTATATAATAATTAAGTCCTGTTTTTTCTATTATAATCCCATCATCTGTTCTAATAATAGTTGTATAAGTTCTGTGACCATATCTATCTGCTGTAACATTATGTTCCAATACGACAGCTCCCATAGGTCTATTTTCATAGGTAATAAGATCGTATGAAATCCCAATACCAAAAAATAATAATATAATAAAAATTATAGTAGTAAGTACTGTGTTGTATTTAATAAATTCTTTCATTTTTATTTTAATGTTTTCCAAGTTACGGGATTTGTGTTTATTCTTATTGATGATATATCACCAATATATCCTTTAGGTATTGTAAATGCTCTAACATACCTAAAAGTGGTACCAGCAAATGTTTCTTGTGTATATTTGTAAAGAAAAATAACATTATCTTTATTACGCTCCATAAAATCTTCTAATGAATATACATTATATGTAGATGTAAAAAAGGATTTTTCCACATACTTATTAGTATTATCTCTAAAACCAACCATAACCACAGGATTTGGTAATGATATATAATCATATGATTTAGTTTGAGAAAAACCAATAATTGGTAATAATGAAATACCAATAGATGTTGCAATTGTATTTTTTAAAAAATTTCTTCTGTTCATAACTTTTATTCTGTTTTAGTATTTAATATTTTTTCAAATTTATTAGCGCAAGAAGAATCTTGTTCTTTAAAATAATCTAAAGCCATTTCATATCTTCCTACAATTGTTTCTGTATCAAATATTTTAGTATCTAATGAATCTATAGTTTTATAATATAAACTTGTTTTTTCTTTTAATTCATTTTCTAGATCAATTAATTTATTATTTTGATAATAATTTATATATAATGAAAATAAAAAAAATATAGTTATTGCTATTACATAAGGTCTCATATAAACTAAGTTTAATCCCACCAACTGGCTGATTTTTGTTTTAAAATTTCAAATATTAAGTTTCTACATTTTCGTTGATTATATATTCCAACAAATAATGCAAGTCCTTTTTTATCTAAATTAGGTTTTAATTGTTTTACTTTTCTAACTGTAGATGGATATTTAGATAAGTATTCATCTAAATTATCTTTTATTGATTCTGAGTTTATTGTTCTTGCTCCATTTTTATCAGGTTCACTAAATATATGATTTATTTCACAATAATCATATTTTTCTAATTCATAGAAACTTTCATGTTCTCGCTCAATTAAATTTAATAAAATAGTCATCCAGTAATTATCATAATCTACTTCAGTATGTCTATTATGTTTTACTAAGTATGCTCTTTGTAATTCAATTTTACGTTGTAGTACTTTAGTAATATAATAGTCATCCCAATGTCTATCTTGCCAAATAGTTGGTAGCCAATCAATGAGATTAGACATGCTATCTACAAATTGACTAAACCAAATAGGTGAGTAATATCGCCATGTTTTTTTATCCCAAGCAGAATCTTTAGGAATAGGTAATTTAGAATACTTTTTCATAACTTTGATTTATACAAATATACTACATATAATTAACATAGAAAAATTTATCTTTTTAGTGGAATTGGACGTTTTTTCAAGTCATATACATAGTCATATAACTCCAGAGTGGTGCCATCAAAATTTTCCATTATACTAGAAAGTTCTTCTTCTGATATGCCTAGATCTCTTTTAAAAGACAATTTAAGATTTTTCATAATATCAAACTCTTCTTTTTCGTAGTCTTCTATAAGTTTTTTATGCCTAGTCCTTGATAAACTAAAATGTGTTAGTTTATCTTCATAGTGTTTAATTTTACTTGTAACATCCTCTACTAAATAATTCTCATATTCTGCTTGATAAAAATAATCTGATGGCTCAAAATCTCCATTATATATTCTATCTCTAAGAGGTTGACGATTATGTAATGTTTTTCTTGATTGATATCTTCTCCACCAATAAAATTTACTATAACTTTTCTTTTGTAATGGTGATAATTTAGCTTCTAAAAACTCTCTTGATAATCTAGTTGGAAATTGCATAACCTTTATTTTTAGTTTAATTTAATAAATCATAATGTCTTGGATAGATATGTAAATTTGTTATCATCCAATTTATTTTACCTACACTATATCCTGTTTTTTCTGAAACATATTCCATTAACTTTGCAAATGTATACTGGTCGTTACAATACCCGAAAACTAAGTCAATAGATCTAGCAAATACTGTTAAATGTAATTTATCTTCATGAACATAAAAATTAAGTACATCATTACATGGAGTATCATACTTATATCGATCTAATTCATCAAGAGAATAATGTACTATTATTGCGCGTCTAGTTTCTTTATTTTCTTTAAGGTCAGTTATAACTCTATCTAATTGATTATTATAATTCCAAAAATATCCATAATTACTATTTACTTCAGTAGTATTTGGTACCATCATATTTTTCCATATCTTGGCACGTTCAGATATTTCTGTAGCATCTCTGTCTCCTTTCATATACCATTCCCATTCATATTCAGCATAGTCTACATTAAACTTTCGTTTTGGTGTTTTTATTACTTTATCCAAAGGATCTAATACTGTAAATGATATATTAAAGTCTGCTTTTGTATTTGCAAAATCATGGCCGTAATATCTTAAATACTTAAATAATTCTTCAAATGATTCTGTAGGAGTTTTATATATTCTATTCATATTTTTCTATTTCTATAAATTGTTTTAAAAATTCTATACCTTTTGTATCTCTATAGTTTTCTAAATATACAACTTTTTTTACTCCTGATTGTAGTATTAGTTTAGAGCATTCTATACACGGGGATAATGTTAAATATAAAGTAGATCCATCTACAGAATTTCCTGATTTTGCAGCTTTTAAAATAGCATTTACTTCTGCATGAATAGTATGTTGTTTAGTTCCTAGTTTATATCTTCCAATATCATCTGTATGTGGATATGTTTCATCTATAGTATCAATATCTATCCAGCCGCCAACATCTGAAGCTATATATATTTTATCTTCGCAACAATTATCCATTCCAGCCGGAGTACCATTATATCCAAAACTTATCAAATTACCATCTTTAACTAAAACTGCGCCGACTTTTGATCGAACGCAGTGTGATAGTTGTGATACTTCTTTTGCTATATTTATAAAAACTTTATCTAATCTAGCTTGTTTATTCATTTGCTTATGTATTTGTAAATGCAAAAGATCCACTTATTGACGATCTATATGTAGCTGTTGAAGTGGTTAAGTTAGTTAACATAGCACCTATTCCAGCAGATGTCGCAGTATAATTAAATGATTTAGAGAATGAATTTGAAATACCTAAATTACTAGCAACAGAAAAAGAATCTTGATTTGCTCCAATGTATGCAAATTCCCATTTATAAACTTCTTCTTGTAATTTAATCATTTCTTTTAACTGTTCATTCGTATATTCACGAGATGAATTTTCTTCTCCATCAGTAATAGTTAAAAACAATACTTTTTCTGGTCTATCTTCTTCTTTTAAACTACTTAGTTCTTTACCTGCATCTATAATTAATTTGCACATAGAGTCTATCAATGCAGTATTTCCTCTTGGATTAATTTTAATCTCTCCTACTTCTGATGCATTTTTTAAACTATGTAATTTTTCATAGTATGAATCAAATTGAGCTGCTGTTATTGTACAAGTACCAGGTAGATCAGTTTGTTTTTTAATAAATTCTGTTAATCCTCCTTCCATATCCTTTTGAATTCCATTCATAGAACCCGAACGATCAATAAGGATAATAATGTGTGTGTAATTACTTTTCATTATTTTTATTATTTTATTTTTTATGATCCTGTTGATCCAAATCCACCAGTACCTCTTTGAGTATTTCTAGGTTCTAATATATCTACTACTTCAATATCTTCATATAATACTGGAACTAATACTAACTGAACTAATTTCATGCCTGGTTCAATAGTAACTGGTTTATTTGTATTTTTTATTACATGTAAATGAATCTCACCTTCATAATCTTCATCTATTACTTGAGCTCCAACAGTTAATCCTAATTTTGTAGCTACACCAGATTTATTAAGTGCTAACCACATATAATTTTCTGGAATATGTGCTTTAATTCCTGATGGGATTAATACTGATTCACCGTTAAATAGAGTAACTGGCTGAAAATCATCTGGGACATAAAAATCGATACCTGCACTTTGAGGTGTTCCTCTACTTGGAGTTTTTACTGGTCGTAACTTTTGTACTTTCATTGTTTATATTATTTTGATAATCATTTAATGCTGCCATATAAGAAATACAATCTAATAAATTATCTTCTTTATGATTATATGCTTGTCTTGATAATTTAAGAGCTATCATACAATTATACATGTCTGTAGGAGTTATTTCTTTTCTTGATAATAAAGATGCTATTTTAGCAGCCTCAATCATACCATCTTGAATAGGACCATACTGTCTTTCCTTTTCTTCAGATCGTTTATAAATTATTTCATTTGCTTTTTCTAAAATATTCATATAGTCAAATATACTAAAATTGTTTTAATTAAAAAAAATTATCTTTATAGTATAAATACTTTATAGTCCTAAGTATTTATTTATATCAGATTTATCTCCCCACTCTCTTTGAGAATCAATATCACTAGGTTTAATTGTTGGCTTTGGCATATTTTTAGCAACATTCCAGAACCAATCTCCTAATTTACCATATCTTTTCATATAATCCCAACCTTTTGCATCATATGTTTTAATACAATCAAATGGAGTGTCTATATCGCATTCTTTAAGAAATTGTTTATGATAGGTATAAAATTTAGCTCTTCCTAATTCTCCTGGTTGTACATTTCTTGCAACGGCTACAGCATTAAATTCAGTATTAGTAAGTGCTATCTGAAGCGTTCTAGATAATACTCCTGTTGAAAATACAGTCCACATAGTTGGAATATCTAAATCTTTAAATGCATCATAAAATATTCTAACACCACCTGCTACAACTTGTTCATGCTTAAGACCAAAAGGTAAATATTTTGCTCCAGTCTTTTGAGCAAAGTCTTTTGCCCAAGCATTTATAGTTGGCATTGCAGGAGTTTTAAGAAATATAGGAGTGGCACCTTCTTCAATAACTCGAAGTTGGTGTTCAGATGCTTCTTTAGATGCTGGCATAAATAGTACTAATTTTTTATTATACTTTTTTGCAAGATATGTAAGTGAATAAGGAGCATAACCTGTTCTTGGTGCTACATAAACTAGAGTATCTTCTTTTACTTGGCTGATCATGAAATCTCCCATTTTAGCTTTAGTACCATATTGAAACTCACCATCATCTATAAGATTAAATCCATCAACTTGTTTTATTTTAAATTCAAAATCAGGTTTATAATCTTTTGTCATTTCTAGATAGTAGTTTAAATCTCTACCATCTGCCATATCTAAATTTGATTGATCTGTTGCTTTATTTATAAACATATTATTTTAATTTTTTTGCAAAGTCATAGTACTTATCATGGCCCCACGTTTGTTTAAGAATTGTATTATTACTCATAATTTTTCCATTATTTTTAATAATATGGTCTGGTGATTGGTATTCTTGGAAATATCTAACTACATCGCATGCTCTACTATCTTCACAATCTATCGGGTTTAAGTTATATCTTTTTGATAAAAATTGTAGTACTTCATTAATGTACTCAAATTCTTTTATTTTTGGACTAACTTTTGGAAATATAGCTTTTATACATTTAACTGCGTTTGTTCCTGCATATACCCATCCTCTTGGATTTACATAATTTGGAAAATATTCACCTAAATCTGCAGCAAATGCAGTAAGTACAAAATTTTGTTTTTTAAATCCAATATTATTTAAATGATTATTTCCATAATCTGTTACTTGATATATATCTTGCCTACCTCCTACAACTCTATCATATATAGATCTAACTAAATCTTCTGAATGGTCTAATATAAATCTACGTAAGTGATTTCCTGTTTGGCCTTCAAATGAGAATTGTGGTAGTAAATATCCTTTATTATCTGTAAATGGACGGATGCGCTTCTTTAGGTCTTCTTTCCATTCTGGCCATGTATATCTTCCATTTAATATAGAATCAACCACCCAAAAATTACCGAAACCATGAGTGCCCAGTATATCTTTAATGCCATCTGTTTTATATCTAGGTACATAATTAATACCAGATCCACATAATCTAAATAAATAAAATAGCATAAACCAATCAAACTCATCTTTAATATCATGATGATTAAAGTGTTTACCCATATTTCTAACATCATTTTCTTTATGCCAAACAGCTTCTGTAAATGCACAGAATGCAGCATACTTTCTATGAGCGGTATCATATATAGGTACGTGGTATATAAGATCATCATTTACATCTTCATATAAATTTCCATGATATGGTATACCTAAACTACCATGCTGTTGCATTAGTAGACTTTTCTTATCATATTGATCAAGAGCTTCTAAAAGGTCTTGATTTATAATAAATTTTTGCATTATATTTATTTTGTATTTATAAACTGGTTTGAAAACTTATAATATTTAGGTTTTAAGTGGACTGACTGTCTGGCTTCCATGTACTCAAACATTTTAGTTCCATCTTCATCGATCCATTCATCAGGCCATTCTAAAAGTTTTACTCCAGCTTTTTTTAATGTTTGATGTGCTAATTCTCTGATTTCCATTCTTACTTCACGAGTACCACAAAACTTGCTTCCTTTATATAATCCTGTTTTTGGGAGTTTACGACTTTCGTGTTCAATTGGTAATAGACCAATAATTGTATTATTATTTAGCTTATGACTAAACTCTGCATATCGATTAAAAAGATCTACTGTAGAAATAGATGAATCTTGCTGTCTTGCTAGGTGAAATCTTACATCAATATTACCAAAATAAGTTATAGTTTCATCGTATTTTTTATTCCAATCTTGAACTATAGAATCTGAATCTTTTAAAAATCCATATAATGTTTTACCATCAGTTCTATCTAAACCAAAGCCCGGTTTCCAAACACTTAATGAATGAGAGTCTCCTCTTACTAGCTTTCTAGTATCTATACCATACATTCTAGCATAGTCTATAGTATTATTAAAACTAAATTTATGTTGTAGTTTAAATCTATTATTAAAAATATTTAGATCTAATGGTACATTAACATTAATTATTAAACCTTTATAATTTGCAATAGCTTCTAATTTTTGCCTATGCTCTGGTTGTGGGCCTCCAATAAAATTAAAGGTATTTTCTTGATAATTAACTCCTTCTAATATGTATATTCTTTCATAGTTATTCCATGAAGATGGATTAGGATTAATATCTAATTCAAATGGTTGACAATTTTTTAGTATGTTTAACATAACGTGATAATATCCACCTCCATGATGGGAGGTGGAATTACCAACATTATTTACCATACCGATAACGGCTGCTTTCATAACTGATTAATTTTTTTATTACATACCCATTCCCATCATTGGATCTTGAGTTTGTTCATTCTTTTCTTTCTTTTCAAAAATAGCACTTTCTGTAGTTAAGATAGTTCCTGCTACTGATGATGCATTTTTTAAAGCTGTTATAACTACTTTAGCTGGATCTATAATACCTGCTTCCATTGCATTTACTAATTTATGATTTTTTGCATCATAAACCTCTCCATCATTAGGAATATTATTCCACCACTCACCAATTCCTGCATTTGACAAGATTTTAATAAAAGGAGATTGTAATGCTTTTCTCACAATTCCATTTGCTAAACCTTCATTCCCTCCTTTGTCATGAAGTAATAATGACATTCTATATAAAAGACTTCCACCACCTGGTACAATACCATCAGCTAATGCTGCTTTTGTCGCATAAAGTGCGTCTTCTACTCTATCTTTCTTTTCTTTTATTTCAATATCAGAATTACCACCAACATTAATAATAGCAACACCTCCAACTAGTTTACCAAGTCTTTCTTGTAACTTTTCTTTTTCGTAAAATGATGAAGCTTTTTCAATTTGGTCTTTAATTTCAATTGCTCTTGCTTCAATCTGCTCTTGATTACCTTTACCATCAATAATAGTAGTTTCTTCTTTTGAAACTGTAATTAATCTGGAAGTTCCTAAGAATTGGCTAAATTGTTGAGTTGTGATTTTATCTAATTTATGTCCTTTATCTTTAGAAATAACTTGACCTCCTGTTAAGATTGCAATATCTTCTAAAATTAAAGTTTTTCTATCACCAAAATCAGGAGCTTTAACTGCACAAACTTGTACAATTCCTCTCATTTTATTTACAATAAGAGTTGCTAAAGCTTCATCACCAATATCTTCTGCAATAATTAGTAGAGGTTTATTTTCTGAGTTTGCTTTTGTTAATACTTGAACTAACTCTTGTGCAGTTGAAATACGTCCATCATAAAGTAAAATATATGGACTTTCTAAACTAGCTTGCATAGTAGTATTATTAGTAACAAAGTATGGAGATTTATATCCACGATCAAATTGCATACCTTCTACTACTTCTAAAGAAGTTTCTCCAGTTTTTGATTCTTCAATAGTTACTACACCATCACGACCTACTTTTTCAATAGCTGTTGCAATTAGATTTCCAACTTCAACATCGTTATTTCCTGAAATCGTAGCAACTTGCTTAATTTGTTCTTCAGAAGAAATTTCAATTGCGTTTTGCTTAATATCATGAACTAAATCAGTAATTATTAAGTCAATTTCATTTTTAATTTCAACTGCATTAATACCTTGTCTAATAGCTTTTAATCCATGCTTTACAATTTCAGTAGCTAATAGAGTAGATGTTGTAGTTCCATCTCCAGCTTCATTTGCTGATTTAATACTAACTTGTTTTACTAGAGTAGCACCAAGATCTTCTACATCATCTTCTAATTTATGAAATGCTTTTGCTACTGTTACACCATCTTTTGTAGCTTTAACTTCTCCAGTTTGTTCTTTAATCAAAACTGTTCTACCACCAGGTCCTAATGTAGAACTAACTGCGTGATTTAATTTTTCTATACCGGAAAGTAATTTTTCTTTTAATTCTGTTCCGTAAATGTTTGTTGTTGTACTCATATTTTTATTAATCTATAATTGCTAAAATATCTGATTCTTTACATATATAGAAGTCTTGACCTTCTAATACAATTCTTTGTGATCCTAATTTAGGAATTAATGCAGTTTTACCTACTTCTAATGTAGATTTTACTATTTTGTCAGTATTATAATTATATACATCTGATATAGATACTATTTCACCCATTTCTGGACGTTCTTTACCTAAATCTGGTATAATAATGTTACCGACTGTTTCTTCTTCGGTTTCGATTGGTTTTAAAATTACGAAACCATTTAGTGGTGTTATTTTTTTCATAATGCTAATTTACAACTTCTAATTCAATTATTTTAGAACAAAAATAGAGTGCGCCATCTTTTTTATAAACAGAATCAGCGTCTAACCACTCTTTAATTGGTTCTATGTTTTTAACTCTATCTTCAGCAAATATTTTTTTTACTAAAAATAAGTCATCATTAATTTTGATAAAATTTTTACAAATTGAGAACATAACTATTGGTACGCAGGGTATACCTTTTTTTATTTATTTACTTGGAATAGTGTGATAGGTTTAATTTCTATCTTTTTTACTTGACTTTCACTAGCATGTGGAATTGTTAATATTAACAATCCTTTATCTAGAGTAGCTTCTAATTTACTTAAGTCAAATTTAGCGGATAATTTCCAACTAAGATCAAATGATGATTTTTTAATACCTTTATAAATAACTGTGGTATCTTCTTCTTTTTTATTTTGTATGTATCTAATACGTAATTGATCTCCTTCAACAAGGATTTCTATATCTTCTCTATCAAGACCTACAGCAGCTAATTGGAATTCAATTCCTGTTTTAGTTTCATAAATATCTACTGGATGGGTTACTTTCTGTGTAATTGCAGAGAAGTTTGATTTTGTTTCGAATAAGTCTCTCCAGAGCAAGTCAAATGGATCTAGCTCAAATAGACGTGGTAATCTAGTCATAATTGTGTTTGTTTTTGTGTTCCCACTTGGGTGAACGGTTAATTAATATAATATTCATAACTATTGGTCGTACCTGCGTACCATTTATTTATAAATATACAAAACTTTTATTTAATAAAAAAAATTATCTTTTAAGTATGCTTTAAATGAATCTTTTTTTGTTGATTTAATTTTCTAGTGGCTTTTGCCATTTTTACTCTATTTTTATATTTTTTTTCAGCTTTTGTCATAGTAATTTAATTTTATCATTATATATAAATTTCACCTTTTACTCCAGGTATCATTTTTCTTATCAACTGTTGTTTTGTATATTTTTTAGCTATTGGGGTGCCGGTTAAATCAAGATTTCCTCCTACTTTTAGATCATTGGGTAAAGTTTTTATTTTAGTATAACTTAAATCAAGATCACCTCCTACTTCTAGGCCATTAGATAAAGACTCAATTGGTATACCACTTAAATCAACATCTCTTTTTACTTTTAAATTATTTGGTAAAGTTGTAATTTTAGTTTTTCTTAAGTCTAATTCACCTCCTACTATTAATCCATCTGGTAAACTTATAATTGGTATATTATATAAATCTAAAGATCCTTTACTACCATTTTTTATGTACTGTTGTATTTGTTTTTGGATAATAATATTATAAGTCTTAGACCTTTCTTCTTTAGAACGTCTAGGAGTAAAAAAGTCTTCTTCTTTTAATAAGTCTATTAATTTTATCATTTTATAATCCAATTATATTTCTATATTCTTTTATCATTTGAGGACTTAATCTTTTATCTAATCCATCATACGCATCTATTCTACCATCTTCTAAAACAGCAAAAGCAACTACTGCATACTTTTCTTTTGGTTCTTTAAAAACTTTACTTTGTTTTATTTTATCCATCATAGCCTCTGATTTTATCCTAATATAGTATAGTGTTACATTATCTTTATAATAATAATCATTAAAATGATCTGGTGCTTTATATGTAGTACACCAAGCTGAATCTTTTTGGCCAGTTGATTTACCTTCTGAATCTTCACAATCCCTATATGCAAATTTAGACATTCCTAATTTACGAGATGCTTCATGTGTATGAGGAACTGCTATATATAAATCTTTATTATCTAAAATAACTTCATAATCATTTTCTAAGTCAGATGATGATACTGCTCCACCAGATTGATTAATTTTATCTAATTCAGATTCTAAATCTTTTAATGTTTTAAAATCATTAATATCTTTTGTATCTGTTTTTCCTTTATTTAAAAGAGTATTAAATTCCTCAACAGCACTTCTTAATTTATCTATATCTGCATTATTTTTAATAAGCATTTTTGCCATCCAACCAACAAACTTTTTTTGAGGAGTAGGATCTGAATTTATTAATAACTTTAGATCTTCTTTTGATAATTCTCCTTTATCTGCATATTGCTTAGCTAATTTTAGATTTTCTAAAATAATTGCTTTATTAGATAAAACTATTTTTTTATTTTCTGTTAATAAATTCATCTATTAATATAATTTATAATAAATATCTTAGCCATGTCCATCGCGCCAATTTTTAGAAATAGCAGGTGGTGCTTTAAGTGCTATTGATAATTTAGTTGTATTTTCCATTTTATCTTGTACTATTTTTGCACATTCTTCAGCTCTATCATGATCTACTTCCATAATTAATTGGTCATGAATTTGAGCACATACCCAACCTTTAATGCCTAGTTTTTTAAATTCTCTATTAATAGCTAAAGCCGCTCTATTTACTATAGAAGCTGCAAGACCTTGAATTTGTACATTACAACTATTATTTAATCCATTTACATAATCTTTTGATAATTTTTTAATATTATCAGCTCCATATTCTCTTGATAATTGATTTTTAATATTCCAATCAAGTAATGCATCTCCTAAATTTTCATGTATTTCTTTTACTTTTGGTAAATGCCTAATTCTACCAACTTGTGTTTTTACAAAACCTTGAGTTTTTGCTTGCTCTCTAGAAGTTTCCATCCATTTTTTTAGTTCTGGAAATCCATTTAAATAACCGTCTACTAATTTTTTTGCTTCTTTTGTAGATATTCCTAAATTCATTCCAAGAGCATAAGCGCCCATTCCATAAGGAATACCTAATGCGTAAGCTTTAGCTGTATTTCTTTTTTTAGGATCGTGCTTTCTTAAAAAATTATCTGCTTTTTTATCTGCAGAATATTGATGTAGTCCTTCTGTTTTAATAGCGATAGTTGAATAAAAATCCCAATTATTTCTAAAAATATCTTTTAGTCCTTCATCAGTAGATACGTGGGCAAATGTATGAGGCTCTAATGATTCATAGTCGCAGTCTATAAAAATATTATGATCATCAGGAATAAAAAATGCTCTTACTAAATTATTATATTCAATAACAACTGGATCATCATCTCCTTCTTCTTTTGGTCTAGGTAATTGTTGCGCATCTGAACCATATCTACCTGATACAGTTCCATGTTGCTTATAACTAAAATAATATCTACCATCTTCTTGATTATCTAAAAACCTATCCATATAAGTAGATTTAATTTTTAATAATCTATTATAAATTCTTAAATTTTTAGCCCACGGATATTGATCAGCAATAGATTGTATTAAATCATCATCAAATTGTGGTTTACCTGTTTTTGTAGTAGATTGTGGTTTTATTCCAAGTACTCCAAAAGCTACTTCACCCATCTGGTCTTTTGATTGTATATTAAAAAATCTACCATCATTATCTTCTTTCCATAATTTTAGACTTATTTTAATACATAATTCTTTATCTAAAATAGCAGGATCTCCATGAAGTAAAAAATGTTTTATTGAAGATTCTGGAAGTCTTATTACAGCTGATCTATTAATATTAAATTTACCTGTTTTTTCTGATTGTTCTAAATCTAATTGTGCATGTTTAACTAATTCTTGGGCAAAGGTTCCTTTATTATTTGCTGGATATGCTTCTTGGGCTTTATATATTACCCAAGCTCTTACATCAGGAATATTAAGTAATTCTTTAATAACTAAATCATAATATTCTTGTAATTTATTTGTAATTGAAATATGACTAGATTTTATTAATTCTAAATCTAATTTAACTCCTACTTGTTCCATAGGAATAGTCACTTCTTTATATAAAGGCATTACTTCATCTACAAAAAAGAAGTTTTCTAATCCTTCATCATATAATATTTTAATAAAATGATGGTATATTCTTAATGTTAAGTCAGTATCTGCAGCTGCATATTCTGATAATAAATCTATATCTGCTTTAAATATTTCATAATTGTCTCTAGTTATAGATCCTCCATTTTCTTTAATTGATTTTTTTAAGTTAATTTGTTCTTCATTTGCAGCTTTTTCTACATCTAAACCAATTTCTTTTTGAACCATTTTTGCAATATCTTTAAGACCAAATCCAGATCCTCCTAGAAAGCTTGCACCTTCTTCTTTTACAGTATGAACTAATAACATAGTATCAGCATGTAAACTATCTAATATATTAATTCCATAAAATGATTGAACTATTTTACAGTCAAATGAAGCATTATGCATAATTAATTTTTTACCTACAAGTAAATTAATTAATTTTTTTGCTAAGTCATGACATAGATTATTGTCAATAAATGTATCTTGTAAGATGCCATCTTTAAATATCATAGTAGGTAGATAATATCCTTTACCTACTTCTCCAGAAACAGAGAATCCTATGATTTTTCCTTTTCTTGTATTAAGACTATTTGTCTCAGTATCAAATGCTATAAGATCATGTTTTTTAATATGATCTATCATTTCTTTTAAAGTCTCAATCGTATCAACCTTTACATAACTTTTATTCATAACTATTTTTTCTTATAAGAAATTAACTTATTTAGTTTTTGTTGTCGTCTAGTACAACCACAATCTTCATAACCAAATAACTTAGCTATTTTTTTAGCTAATATATCTATTTTAAATATATGTGTTATTTTAGCTATAGTATCTCCTAATCCTTTACTTTGACTTTTCATGTTCATCTAATCTAGATTCTATTTTTTGTATTGTAGCACCAACTGTCATAACAAGTAAGCTAATTTGATCCCAAATTTGATTTACTTCTTTTTTAGTTCTATCTACTCTAATTAATTGCCATACTTGAGTAATTAATAAAATTAAACATATACTAAAATAAATATTTTCTCTACTAATTGTTAATGTCATAATTATAATTTATCTAAATATACTAAATTAATTTGATTTTTTATCATCTATTTTTTTAGTGCCTTTTGTATATTTTGGAGTGTATGGGCAATGTCTACACCCATTTCCACAACAATAACCTCTTTGTAAATGAAAATGGGAGGTAAATACTACCATCCCATTCTCTAAATAATAATCTATATTTTCTTGATATTTTTTATTCATTTATATTTTTTATGATGCAAAGTATAACCAATCAGTACCATCACTAACAATCATAATAGATTCTCCTACTGGTAATGTTGTTACTGTTGCTCCGGCTGGAGTTATATATCCTGGGTTTAAGTTTAAATCTCCTACTCCACTGTTTCTAATATGGTATGCTCTACCAGGACAACTTGATGCTGCTGGTAAAGTACCTGTTCCTAATGGATTACCTGGAAATTGTACGTAACTATAATCTATAAATTCTTCATTATTAAAAGTATTATTAGCAGTAGTATATCTAACAAATCTACCTGCTCTACTACCTGATACTTCAAAAGTAGATGTTGGCAATGGTTGATTAATACCTATTTTACCATTAGTTTGTCCAGAATATGGACTACCTGCAGTATTACTATATGATCCTGTGCCAAATATTAATCCTCCTATATTTATAGAATCTACTGTACTATCTGGTAATGTAATATTAGTACCAATAATTATATTATTACTTCCTATATTAGAATTATTAGCTACTTTATACCCAAATAAATTTGAATACGATGCATTTACTGCATTATATCCAGCACTATTTCCAAAAAAGTTAGATCCTTGTGCATTAACTGCGCCTGCTCCAGCTATATAACCTAAAAAGTTAGAATCATTTCCATTAGTAGATCCACTACCAGCATTTTCACCTATAAAATTTGAATCATATGCATTGCTAGCAGCATAACCTGCTCTATAACCTAAAAAGTTAGAATAAGAAGCATCTAAAGCTGCATATCCCGCTGATCTTCCTATAAAATTAGAATAAGAAGAAAAAGTTGCTGAATAACCTGAACCACTTCCAAAATATATACTATTTACTGTAGAAAATCCACCAGTACCAGGATTTGTAGAATATAAAGTTGTACCTGCAGTAGTTATAGAAGCTGGACTTCCTGCAAAAGAGGATGTAGCTACTAATGTACTAATATTACTACTATTACCTACCCAAACATATCCTGATTGTAAAGATGCTGTTAATGAACCTGTAACTATTAAATTCTGTGTTATTCTTGTACTACCACTAATATCTAAATTATATTCAGGATTTGGTTGATTAATACCTATTTTACCATTAGCTGATCCAGAGTATGGAGAATCATTTACTGTGCTATATAATCCACTACCAAATAATACGCCTCCAATATTTAATGAACTAGTAGCATTATTTCCAACAGTTACATTTGTACCTAATACTACATTATGAGATCCCATATTAGAGCTTCTACCTACACCATAGCCAATTAATATTGAATAGTCTGCTTTACTTGCATAATATCCAGCATTATACCCAATAAAACTAGAAAAAGATGCACTTGGAGCATTTGATCCTGCTCTATATCCAATAAAATTAGAAAAAGATGCACTTACTGAGTTTATACCAGCTTGATAGCCTAAAAAATTTGCATTATTAGCATTAAAAGCTTCTGATCCAGCTGCATTACCTAAAAAATTAGAATTATTTGCATTAGTAGCATATATACCTGCAGATGGCCCTAAAAAATTAGAATTATTAGCATTTTCTGCAGAATCACCAGCTGCAGTTCCAAAAAAATTAGAATAAGAAGCATTAATTGAATTTTGTCCTGCAGTATATCCTAAAAAATTTGATTGACTAGCATTAGTAGCAAATGTACCAGCTTGATACCCTAAAAAATTAGAATTACTAGCACTTGTTGCATATCTACCAGCTAAAGCACCTATAAAATTTGATTCATATGCTTTATTAGCATTTGATCCAGCTCCATTTCCAAAAAATACACTACTAGTCGTACTAAATCCATTAGTAAGTGGATTTGTAGAATATAATGTAGAACCAGATGTAGAAATTGAACCACCTCCACTAGTAAATGATGATGTAGCTACTAAAGTACTAATATTGTTAGCTCCACCTACCCAAACATAGCCTGATTGTAAAGATGCTGTTAATGAACCAGATATGTTTAAAGATCCAGAAATTTCTACAGTACTATTTGCTGCAAAAATTAAATTACTCCTATTACTATCATCTATACCATTTCCTAATATAAATGCTCCAGATATAGAAGAAGATTTATTATATTTACCTTGAACATGTTGATAAGATCCGCTTGCTACTGTACCTAATCCTTCAGCATGAGAAAATTGTCCAGATGCTATAGATCCAGATCCTTCAGCATGTGAACCATATTCAGATGCTAGTGTATAAGCTCCTTCTGCATGAGCAACAAATGCAGATGCTACTGTATAATATCCTTCAGTATGTGAAGATCTTCCAGAAGCTATCGTACGCTCTCCTTCTGAATGTGCTGATGTCCAAGTTGCTTGGGTAGCAGTACCTTCTGCATGAGAATTCATTCCTTGTGCGACTGTAAAATCACCTTCAGCATGTGCACCATATGCAGTTGCTTGTGTATAAGTCCCTTCTGCATGAGATGATTGACCAATTGCTTTTACTCTCTCACCTTCAGCATGAGAATATTCTCCTGATGCTGTATTATTTAAACCAGAAATAATAGATCCACTATTATTTACTGTAAAATAAGTACTTGAACCGGTAGTTACTGTAAAAATATTATTTCCAGTATTAACTGATGCAGTTATATTTTGAATACTTATATAATTTTTAGATATTGAATTAGCTAAATCTTGTACTTTTATTTGTGTACTTACTGATCCTGATGATGCTACTAAAGTATCTGTAGGTGATAGACTACTTGCAGTAGGTAATTGATTTATTTTTATTGTTGCCATTTATTATTATTTTATTTTATATTAGAAGCTAGATCCTAAAGCTGTTCTTTTCCATGAATTTGGTGCTACACATACATAAATATAGTTTGAATCTACTAATACTGTACCAGTAGTTCCTGGATCTGTTGGAATAGTTGGAACAGTTATATCAAAAGAATAACTTGGATCTATAATTAATCCTTTAATTGATACTATCCCAAATAATTTAGTTGGCTCTGATATAACAATATTATTATTTAAATAACTTTCTCCACCAGACCATCCATTAGTAGTTGCTATTATAATTTGGTTAAATCCATTTATTGCACTCACTCTAGAGTTATTTCCAATTATTATTGATCCAGTAATAGATGTTGCTGGATTACTACTATATGCATATGCTCCTGCATTATATCCAATTGCTATATTATTATTTCCATCAATATTTTTATTTAGACTATATGCACCTATTGATGTATTAAAACTACCAGTAGTTGTATCTCTAAGTGAATACATACCTATAGCAGTATTATAATCCATATTTACTTGAGTATTACTGTTAGGACTAACTAAAGTTAATGAACCAACACCGGTATTTCCTTGACCATTAGTTTGTCGACAACTAAAAGTACCAATTCCAGTATTATTGCTTCCTGTTATAGTATAATATATACTAAATTTACCGACTGAAGTATTGTTAATGGCAGTTGTTAGATTAACTAATTCTGATCCTATAAATATATTTGTTTTATCTCCTATAGTTCCAAATTGGGATAATCCTGTAGGTTCTATATTACCACTTGCAGTTATACTACCAGATACAATTACAGGACCTTCATGTATTATACTACCAGAAAAAGTATTAATACTATTTAATGAACCTATACTAACTGATGCAGTAATATTATATCTAGTATTTATGAATTCTTCACTTAAAGATACTAATTGTATTACTCTACTAGATGTTAATGATGTAGAACCACTAAACATAGTTAAATTAGTAGATTGTAAAGCTCCTCCAAAAGATGATATAAAATTAGATCCTGAAATCATAGACCCTCTTAAATTAGCCACAGTAACTTGACTAGTTACTGATCCAGATGAAGCTAGTAATATATCACCTGGTAATAGGCTACTTGCACTAGGTAATTGATTTATTGTTATTGCTGCCATTTATTATTATTTTATTTATTACCAAGTTGAAATTGATAATCTTTTCCAACCTACTCCATACTTGTATGTATAAATATAATTTTCGTCTATTCTAATTTCTCCATCTGTACCTGGGGCTGCAGATGATGCTGGTGTACTAAGTGTATTCATTTTTAATGCATATACACTTACAGTACCTTGTATACTAGTAGTCTGAATATCATTATTACCTATAGTTACTGTATTAGATCCAGAACCTGTTATGTTATGGCCAATTACTATTTCATTAGTACTTCCTGATTCATATGATTTTACATTATTTCCAATAAATACACTATTACTATTAGTTCTTAATGGATTATTATTTCTATCATAATTTCCTGCATTATATCCTATACCAATGTTATTTTGTCCAGTTGTAATTTCATGAAGTGCATATGCGCCGATTGCAGTTGTATTACTAACTCCACTAGCACTATATAAAGATTGAAATCCTACTGCTGTATTTTCTGTACCTGTAGTACTAGTATAATATGAATAAGCTCCAATAGCCGTATTTTCACTTGTTTGTGAATTTCTTGCAGCATAAGCTCCAACGGCAACAGTATTACTTCCAGCTGCTAATTCTGCAGAAGCGCTAAATCCTATAGCTGTATTATTAAAATAACCAGATCCAAGTTTTTTTAGTGAATTTACACCTACTACAATATTATCTGATGTTGTATTATTTACTTCAGGATATGCTCCTACGGTTACTCCATTAGCTACTATATTTTTTGTACTTACTAAATTTCCATTAAAACTAATACCATTTGAAAAACTACTAGTTCCATAAATAGTATTTTGTTCACTAGGAATTCCAAATTGAAATTGATTTGGTATTGTAATTCTACCAGTAATTGGATCTTGTGTTATTCCACTAGACGTTAAAGCAGTTGATCCACTAAACATAGCTAATGAAAAATCAGATCCAGAAATCATAGACCCTCTTAAATTAGCTACAGTAACTTGACTAGTTACTGATCCAGATGATGCTAGTAATATATCTGAAGGTAGTAGACTACTTGCACTAGGTAATTGATTTATTGTTATTGTTGCCATAAAATTTTTATATTTTTATTTTATCCTATAATTAATTCTAATCCTGTATCCGTTGTTAAAGTATCTCCAGACTCGGTAGTTAAAAATGTTGGTTCTATTGTAGTTGTAGTAGTTGTTGTACTAGTAGTAGTTGTAGGAGCTGCTGTAGTAGTACTAGTAGTAGTACTAGTTGTTGTAGTATCACATGGAACAGCTGCACACGATGGATATTGAACATTAATAAGTTCTACAGCATTTACATTATATGTACCTGTTTGAAAACCACTATAAACTTTTCCATCAACACCTTTTAAAAATGGTGAATAACCATATGCAGGTAATGGAGATAAGCTTTTAACAGGAAGATAATTTCCCAACCAATTACACGTACCGCACTCTTGTTGCTCTGCTAAGCCATAATAATATCCATCTCCTGTAGTCGTACTAGTTGTTGTACTAGTTGTAGTTGTAGGAGCTATTGTAGTTGTACTAGTTGTTGTACTAGTTGTAGTTGTAGGAGCTATTGTAGTTGTACTAGTTGTTGTACTAGTAGTTGTTGTAGGAGCTATTGTAGTTGTACTAGTTGTTGTACTAGTAGTTGTTGTAGTTGGTTCAGGTATTGGATTAGCTTCTAAATCTGATCCTGGTAATATTAAAGAATTTTGATTATTATCAAAAGCAGCTCCTGCAGCTGCGGTTGGAGTATATCCTAATGCTGTTTTTTTAAATTGATCTGTATAATTATTTTTTTTATTAGGAGATCCAAATAAACTAGGCTTTTTGTTTATTAAAAAATTGTTTGGCATACTTTAAATTTTATACTATACAAATAAATATCGATATAATATAAATAAAAAAAGCAGGTACAAAAATACCTGCTTAATACACAAATTTAGTTTTATTATCTATTATTTTTTATAATATAATACCATCCATTTATTATATTTTGGACTAGATTATCGTGCTTCATAATTAAATTATTTCACACGCACCTCCAGCACATGCTAACTCTCCTTTTTGATCTGTGTTATCTTCAATCTCTACTACTTTAGACAAATCTATTTCATGTAATTTTGAAACTATTTCATCAAATTTTTCTTTTGTTATAGTTTCAAAAGGAGCTTGAACGTAACTTCCATTATCATAAGGTAAACAAGATAATGCTGTATAATTATTTCTATTTTCCCAAGCCCATTCTCCAACTTCTGGCCATTCTTCTGGTTTCAATGAAATTGTTACTGATACATTGTGAGTATTTCTACCATTTCTATGTCCTGGTTTAATCCATTCAGAATGTAATTTTTCTAATCTATGTAATAAATCCATAGCAGATTCAGATCTATTGATTGCTCCTTCTGGTGCTTTTTGTGGTACAGATACTACTGCTTGACTATGTGGCTTAAAGTATTCATCTTCTACTAATTCTGGATGATTAATTAATAAGTATGAGTATAGAGCTTCGTTTTTACCAAGTCTCATTCTTCTAATATAGTAATTATCATGCCAAGCATGTACACCAGATGAAGTACCTAAAACCATTGATGTTGTTCCAGAAGGTTTAACGGTTGTACATCTAGCAGCTTTATTTACACCTATAAGTTGAGCAACTCTTTCATTTTCTTCTTTTACTATAATTGCAGCCTCTTCCATATCTAACTTTAATACAGCACCAGAAGCTATACCAGTCATACCAACTCCAATTAAAGCATCTTTTTCAGTTGTTTTTTTCCAAATATCACGTAAATAGTGAAAATCAGTATAAGAAGCTTGTAACGTACCTATAAATGAAGCAGCTTTAACTCTTTGATTTAAATCTTCTTGAGATTCTAAATTTGATACATTCACTTCACATAAATTACAGAATTGAAAAGGTCTTAATGCGATTTCAGCACATGGATTAGTTCCCCAATCTTTATCATTTGTTAAGAAAAATCCAGGTTCACCAGCATTAGATAATTCTATTTTTTTCCATAAATCCATAAAGTCTTGTTTTTCAACTCTATCTCTAAGAATTACTGCAGAATTATTAGCTCTACCTCTTTGTGGATTTTGTTCCCACCATGCACCAAATTTACAAGTTAACATATCTTCATCATCAAATGAAAATAAACTTATTAATGCGGCTCTACGAATACCACCTGATAATACTGCATCAGCAATATAACAAATAATATCATGACATTCTATAGGTAGTAATCTTTCACCTGCTTCTTTACGATCTAGTATTTTTTGAATTTGAAACAAGCATTCTTTTAGTGGTTCAGGACCAGGTGCTTTACCTCCTGCGGTAATTAACATAGCTCCTTTAGGTCTAATATCTCTAAAGTCAAATTTAGGTCTAGGCCCACCTACTAAATAAGACTTCATTAAAATTTTAATAGCATCTGCCCAGCCTTCAATTGAATCTCCTACTAAAAATCTTTTTTCTTTAGTCGGTTTAATTATTTCAGGAAGTTTATCTATATGATGACGTTGAACAGAATATCCAACACCACAACCTCCTAATAATAAAAACATTATTTCTGAGAATACACGCCAATCATCAATAGGAGCGAAAGAACAGTTAAATATGCGAGCATTATTAATGCTAATGGGCTTTCCTGCAAACTGCATTGAGCGCATCGACGGTAGAATTTTTTTACCATATACTAATTTATATACTTCATCTATTTCATTTTTTAGAGCTGGGAATTTCTCTAAATGCATTTCTTTGTTTCTTGTTACTATTTCGTCCCATGTTTCTCTTCTTTTTACTTCCGGTAAATACTTAGCGTACTTATTATAGACAGTAATTTCAGACAAAATTTTTTGAGTAATGTCCATTGTTGTTTTTTTAAGTTTTAAAAATAAATTAGTGTTTAGAATGAGACTAGTCATTCTAGATAGTTATATAACCTGTTATTAAATAAGATCAGTAATTGTAATTAGACCGAGTAATATTAACTAGCTAAGTTTCCAGATTTAGTAGTAGATTGAACTACTATTTTACTAGTCTTTTGAACTTTATTAATTGAATTAGTAGATAATCTAGTACTTTGATTTGGAGCTATAGTATTAAGTTGAACTATACTATCTGTATATTTATTAGGATTATCCGTAGCTCTAAAACTGTCTCCTTTAGTTGCTTTTTTAAATAAAGTTATCAAAAAATTCATATTGTCTGTTTTTCAATAATAAATATCCGGAATTTATGATAATTTACTGTACTAGTTCAAAAAACTTTCCAGCTAAATAAGCTTTTTCATCTCTATCTAAAGTTGATCCAAATGATTTATTAGATGATCCAGATGAATATCCAGACCCTTCAACAATATTTAGCTCTTCATCACTTAAACTATCAGGACTAATTTCTATCATTCCATTATTTGTATTTATTTTAGCTCCATAAGTCATACCATCAGATCCATATCTATTTTTCATAATATGAATACGACCAGTACCATTTACTTTATCTTGACGTTTTCTAGATAGTGATAGTGCAAAGTCTGCAATCATAATTTTATTATACGAACCAGCAGCTTTATCTCCTTCAATAATATCATCTTTTGCGCCCATTCTATTAACTTGAGATACAGTCCAGATAGGTATTTTAAGTTCTCTAGCCATACCTTTAGTAGCAGTATAGATGTCATCAATTGCATCTTTAGGATCTATTGATTTAGTTTTACTTTTTAATAAATCAACATAGTCAATTATTACTAAATCTGGAGGATTTCCTAAATCTCTACATTTTTGGATATGTGATTCAATAGTGTGAATTGATGCTTTACCCATAGGAAATTCTTTAATAATAAGCTTTCCTTTTAATTTATTAATAGTATCTTCAACTTCACGTCTATGTTTATGGACAGTTTGAACATCAATACCAGTAAAAATAGAGTCATATCTTTTTCCTACATAATCTTCTGATAATTCTAATGTATAATGACATACAGTATATCCTCTCATAACAGCTTGTGCTCCTATATTAACAAGCATCCAAGATTTACCTCCACCAGGATTACCAAATACAAGACCTAAATCACCTACTCCAAGTCCTCCCATTAACAATTCATTAATATGAATCCATGTTGTAGGAATAGCTTTTCTTTCTTCTTCACGATATCTAGTCTCAATATCTTTTTCATATTCATGACCAATAGATTTATCCTGACCTGCTTTTAATGCATTGTCCATCATATACTTAATATCATCATATTGACCTTTTTCTAACAATGATACAGAATTTAAAATTGCTTTTTTTAATTGTTGATTTCTACAAAAATTAGAAAATTCCTTTTCTATATATTCTCTATCTTCATTAGAAGCTTTTAGAGCTTCTTTTAATTGTTCTACAACTGATAATTTTAATACTTCATTATCTATCTTTTTAACTTCTACTTGTAAAAAATCAATAGATGGAGTTGTATGATATTGATAATAATATTTTAATATTTCAGTAACTATCCATTGGTGTGCTGGATTATCAAACATGTCTGTTTCTAAAACATCATTTATATTTAATAAAAATTCTTTGTGTTTTAATAAACTAGATAAAACCTTTATTTGGAAACTAAGTCCATACTGTTGTAACTGATTAAGTGACGCCATAACTATTTATATTTTTGTAAATTATTAAAATGTGTGAATAACCAATTTTGTAAATTAGGAATTGTATTCCCTAATTGATCTTCATTATACAAATTAACAAATTCTTTTGAATTAAATACCTTAAAAGGATTAAGTAACATACTATTTATTTCTTCTTCTGCTTCTTCAGGTATATTTGGATCTTTTAAATCCATTAGTCTTTTATTTATTCTTAATTGATGTTCATAATTTTTAATTGAAATATGCATTTTTTTATTTTCTTTATTACATACTTCTAATATATCATCAATTCCAATTAAATTCTCTGTTCCTAAATCAGGAAATAATTTTAACATAGTTTTACTTCCTAATCCTTTTACTCCTGGTACATTATCTCCATCATCACCTAATAAAACTTTCTGCGTTAAAAAATTTTCAGGAGTAACTCCATATTCTTTTAAAACTAATTGTTTGGTATAGAATTTTTTCTTTATTGGAGAATATACAGTTATATTATCTGACACTAATTGTAAATAGTCTTTATCTGATGATACTATTGTTATGTCTCCTTTTAGTTTTTTTGCAATATAACCAATTACATCATCCGCTTCTATTTTATCTATTGATATTAAATCTACAGGTAATTGTTTTAAATATTGTATTAATCTAATTATTTGGCTTGTTATAGATTCAGATTCATCTTGTTGATTTTCAAACATATCCCAATTAGTCACTCTTTTTAAGCCTCTATTTGCTTTATATTCTGGATAGATATACTTTTTATTTGTAGATCCTCCTTGTCCATCAAATACTAAAATAATTCTAGTTGGTCTAACTAGGTTATTCACGTACCCTAAAGAACGTAAAAACCCAGTTAAGCCTCCTATATGAGATAAATCTTTATTAACCCAACCTATTGCTGTAAAAGCTCTTAGAAATGCATTTAAAGAATCTATGATTAAAACTCTACTATTTACATCTTCTACAACTTTTTCTTCTACTGTATTATTTCCTAGGGAATTAAATATATTTTGTATCTCTTGGTTCATATTAATCTTCTAAATCGTAAATTTCTGGTGATAATGATGTTTCTTCTTCTATTACATCAAATGTAGTTGATCCTAGTATTTTTGACCATTGATCACTATACTTCTTTTTGTACTCATCTAGATCTTTTTTATCATCATTAATAAATCCATGAACAGTCATAATAACTTTATTAACTGCAGTAACTCCAGTAATGTGATTTTTATCACAAGAAATTCTAGTTCGTTTTGCAAACTCAACTTCTTTACCATTTTTAGTTGCTTTAATTTTATTTGTACCAGCTCTAGCTATATTACCAAATGTAATAATTAATGATGCATCAAAATACATTGTATTACCACCTTTATTATTCATAGTTGGTTGTCCCATTGGAGAATCAGGTTTTGCAACCCAAACTTTATTTACAGCAACTAGAGTATTTGTATATGGTTGTGATGCTTTACGAGATAATACAATTCTTTGGTTAATAAAATTACCGAATGTTTGAGACATTGCACCTGCATTCCACTCATTATTATTAGTAGATTTTTCAATACTCATTCTACATGGAATAGATCCTACAGAATCCCAAAAGAAACATATATCATAAGGTAAAGTTCCTCTTTTTTGTTCATCTAAGATATCTGCAATAAATGCACCTACGTCTTCTACACAATCTAATTTCTCTCTATCAATATATAAAAAGAAACCTTTATAATCAACTACTTCTCCTGTTTCTGGATCTGGTATTTCTTCAAATTGAAATCCCATTTCTCTAGCATGACTCCAATCCCATTTCATCTCAGTAATAATGAACACTGGTAATATTCCCATTTTTTGAGCTGATACTGCCGCTTCTAATAATGCTGTTGTTTTACCTGTATCTGAGTGACCTCTTAGAAGATTTATATGCCCTATTGCCATTCCAGGTATTTGTAAAGTATCTTGAAATGCTTTAGATAGAGGAATCCAACGTTGTTCTTTAAATACAACTCCTGCAGATAAATTTTTACCTTTTTTGAATTTTTCTAAATCGATAGTTCCTTTAATTGCACTAGATATTGTGCTATTAAGCGATTCTTTTGCTTTTGCCATTTGCGTAACTTTTGTGTTAAAAAACCCTGACCGAAATCAGGGTTTGTTTTTTTAATCTAGTTTAAATAAATCATCAATTGCAGAATCCATACTTTCTTTACCAGTATTTAAGGTAAAATGTCCAGTTGGAGCTGGTTTTTGCCATGGAAGATCTCCTACATCTTCTTTAGAATCTACAGAATCTGCAGTCTGCTTAAGTTCTTCTTCTGGATTTAAATGTGCTAAAAGAGCACTTTTCATCTCTTCATACTCATATTTTTTAAACTGAGTTAAAGGATCTGGTTGATTACTTAACCAAAGTTTTACTTTCTCTGCATCATCAGATAATGGGGTTGATTTTGTTCTAACCCTAACTGTACTGGTATTATAAGTTAATCCAGTAGTTTCTTTTCCTGCTGTATCAACTGTAATATCACGACCAGTAATAGGATCAGTATAATCACCTACATCCTCATCTTCTGCAATTGCTAATAACTCCATGTAAACTTGCTTACCAAATTCCCATAATCTTACGCCTTTGTCTTCTTCTCCACGAACAATTACAGGTGCAAAAATACGCATTTTTGGTTCTAGTTTTTTAGCTAACTGCCAATTATCTTTATCGCTAGACTTTCTTAAGCCTTGAGCCATTTCGACAATTGGATCTTTTTCACCAAAGTTTGTTAAGCTAATCATGGATTTGTTATTAATTCCATAATGCATCAGAACCTCTTTAAATGGATTCTGTTTATTAAACATAGATGGTACAATACGTACCGAATGTTTACCCACGGTTGGCCTCCACAATGTTTGTGATAGGTCTCTTTTTTGTCCTCCACGTGGATTTTGTAGAGCCGACAATCTGCCTTTTAAAACTGATAAGTCCATACGAAACTGTTATTTTATGTAAATATAAGAAAAACTTTTTTATTATTGCTATTTATCTTTATAGTTTAGATAAAAAAACCGGCATTAAACCGGTTTACTCTATTTTAGTTAAGATATTTTATACTGCTATAATTTTATAAATATTAGTATTTAATCGTTTTAACTCATCTCCTTGAGTTAATAATACTGAATTTTTATAATCAGCCCAATTAATTACATATGAAGTATCTAATACTCCATTATTTAAATCTTTTATTAGTGTATTAAGTGCATTAATAGTATATAATGTATTAGATTCTTTTTTTCTATGTAATAAAATAGTATTTGGCAATATTTTTGTTGTACTACCATCTAATTCAATATTGTATGTACATAAGTACTCCTCTGAGTCTGGTGTAGATAACACAAATATTTTTTTATATAATATAGTATACTCTTTATTAATTTCTCTAAGAGTATCATCTAATGCATCTTTAGGTGAAAAAGTGCAAAAAAGTTTATTCATAAGTGATTCCGGTGTAATTTCTAATAATTTTAATTCATCCATAACTTTTATTTTACTATTAATAAATATTGATAATATGTTATAAAGCGTAGTTTATTCCATATTTATGCTTTACAATCATATTTTTGTCTTCTAATATATGTTTTAGATCTTTTAATAATTGATTTCCATCTTCTTTTGAAAAATCTAATAAAAATGAATCATATGTTATTAAAATTAATTTAGATTTTTTATCTTTTAATAAATCATTTATTCTAATAATTTTATATATATTTTCATTTGTTTCTAAATTTTGTATAATATAATTAAATAATTTTAATTTATTCATACCAGGTAATTTTTTTAATATTCTACCTGTTGGAAGTATTATTGCTTTTTGAATATTATAATCTTTCCATTTAGAATTAATATAATTATCTAATGATTGAAAGAATGGAATATGCTTATATGCCGCGTCTATACCACCATAAAGCTGTTTAAATGTTATAGCCTTTGATTCTTTATATTCATCTTCTGATAGCTCATTTTTATTGAAATACGCGCGTCCTAGATATGTATGCATTGATTCTTTTGGTAGATTAAAATTAATTAATGATGCTATCAATCTTAAATGATATGCGTCAAAATCAAACTCTACTAAAAAGTCATTTTTAGGAATTATACACTTTCTATAATCATGTTCTTTTGGAATTGCTAAAAAATTTATTCCATTAAAAGAGTTTGTAGGTCTAGCAGTTAAATTATATAAATTATAATATGAATATATTATATCTCCTTTTAGTGAATATTCTGGGTGTTGGATAAGGTATTTTTGTTTGAATAATTCAAGATCAACTTTAATACCAGTATCTTCTACATGTTTATATGCGTCTACAAATTTTTCTTGTAAAGATATATCTATTTCTAAATCAAAGTAATCTTTTACTAATTGATATAAGCATTCACATTTTTCATAATGTTTAGATATAGGTATTATTTCATTTATAGTAACTAATGATGGATATTTTATATAAAAATTAGTATGAACTTGGGTAGAACATTCATACGAAGTTATTTCATTATTTTTATCTAATCGAATAAATTCAACATCAATTGATTTTGGTAGATCTAAAAAGTATGAATGTAATTTTTTATCAATTAAATATATCTTATCATGTTTTTGTAAAAATGATTCAATTAATTTAATATCTAGTGAAAAACCTTCAGAGTGGTTTACTACAAATATATATCCTTTTTTGTAGTTATTATAATATATTAAACTAGCTCTTGAAAGCTTTGGATGATAATTATCATTTGATGTAATTATCTGTATAAAAGCTTCTTTTGATAATTCTAGTCTATCAAGTTGTTCTTTATTTTCAATAACGAAATACATAACCTTTTATTAGATTACAATAATACAACAATTAATTATTATAATAAAATTAATCTATAAAGTTGGTCTAGAGAATTTTGCATACTCTCCACCAATAAAGTCTGTTATCCCTAAAAATGTTTTATTTGTAGTCTCTACTAGTCTTTGATTTGTATCTATTATACCTACTATAGTATTATATTGAGATGTTTTAATAGATTTTAAAGGTCCTGTTAATTTCCATAATATTTTAGTTACTTGATATATAGTTATATCATAATCTGCAGTTCCATTAACTATGGAATTATATTCATCATTAGAAATTTCTATAATAAAACCATTTTGATTTTCTTTTTTAGTAAAATATCTAATAGTATATCCTTTTCTATAATCTTCTTCAGTTGGGTTTGGATAATAAGAATTAGGTTTTCCTGGAATTCTTGTTGGCGTTATATTTCCTAATATAACTAGTTTATTTTTTTCTTTATTAGATATATTAATATTATTTAATCCAGGGGCACTTTTAAAATTATTTATTGGATTTAAAGGTTCACTAGGACCTATTTCAGGACTTGGTCCTGAAAATGCAAGGCCTTTATTTGTTTGATAATATTTACCTACATATGGAATTCCATTGATTGTATATTCATTTCCTTTAGTTGATAAATTATTTAAAGTTATAAATGATGGATAATATCTTAGCATAGTCTGTATTTTTTATTATGATAAATATAATGTAGCCTCTTCTTTTCTTCTTGTTATTAATCCATCTACCACTTTTTTTTCTGATGTTATTGGACCTGCTGCTATAGCATTAGCTACTGCAGTAGATTCTCCAGATTGTATAGCATTAGCTACACTATTTAAAATGCTACCAACATTATAAGCATAACTTATTAAAGCTGCTTTTTGAGTATTTTTTAATTTTTCCCACTGTTGCACTCCTATTTTATTTACAACTCTTTTATAATAATCATTTTTAATATTCCAAATTAAAGTACGTTTTGCATCTTCTTTAGTAAATCTAGTATTATTATCCACTTTTTTATTTTGTCCATTAGCTAATATTATATTATCTGATCCATAACCTCCTCTTAAATGATTTGCATCCCACTTTGGTATTTCATAGAATCCCTCTTTAGATGATATATAATTATAAGCTATTTCTTCCCAACCACCAGTTAATTGTAAACTAGATAAATCAACTTGACCTAAAATCTTTCCTGGGATATTTATTTGATTTTCATTTCTAAGATTAATTCCAACAGTTCCAATTCTATTACTAATATTTGTAACACTTCCATCAAAATCAGTTTTATTTTTTAATAATATCATATTTGCTTTTACAGAAGTATTCCAGGTATTACTTTCTATAGTATGTGAAAGTCCTACCATAACAAATCCTACATTATTTATATAATCTGGAGTACTTTCTGATACTCTTTTTAAATTATATGTATATGGAAGTAATTCATTTGACACAGTAAATCCTTGGCCCATTCCTAATCCTGATATTCCATCTGTAGTAAAATTAATAGATACCGGTATCATTGTAGAAGCTCTAGTTGGATATTCATCATTTTTTATTTTACTCATCTTTTCTATATAATAATTAGTAGATGGTGAAACTAAATTTTCTGATGGATTAGACACGCTGTAAAAATCCGATATAGCTTGATTAAACTGGGTTGCTGCTGATACTAAACTATCATTTTTTTTATCTATATTATTAAAACCTGATATTTCTTGTCTATTTTTTATATATCTATCTACATAATTAGTATTAATAAAACCAAAAGGATCTCCATTTGTAGATAATGTAGCTTTGTTTGCAACTGTTGAGTTTGCAGAAATAGCTAGCATATTAGATAATTTACTACTTATATCAGTTGAAATTTCTAGTGATTTTGCAATTGACTTTTTACCTACTAAAGGTATTTCAGTAGTATTTGTTGGTGACACTGATATATTATTTGCAGATATTTGAGTTTCTCCAGATAGTGCTGGTATGAATTGATCGTCTACTATTTGAAAAGTATTTCCTTGATCATTATACGATAATCTAAATGCATTAATATTACCTAAATACTTATTTAAATCTGATAATACTTGTTCAATATATGGTTTTAAAAAAACTCCATTACCACCATCTTTAGTACTAAAATCTTTTACTAATTCAATAGCATAATCTATATTAATTAATATATTCATTATTTTAGCTCTATAATTATTACCATCACTATGAGCCCCTTCTTTAGATGTTATAAATTTTAGTGTAGGTATGGCTCCAGATATTTTATCTTCTGTTTCTGGATCAAATAATTTAGTAGTTTCAGAATTTCCTGTAATACTAGTACCGTCTTTACTTAATAAATCATGATTAAATAATTTTTTATAATCTTCAAAAGTACCTTCAAATGGAATTAGTGTTTTCCATGGATTAGTACTCAATTGTTTACTATTACTTAAACAAAAATTTAGTTCAGGATTATAATCTATATAAACTAATGGTGTTTGTGTTGCTGCATCATCTGGTGTATCATATATAGTGCACGAGTGATTTAATATCATTAATAATAAACCAAAAGGGATATATACAGGATGATTTGTTTGAATACCTTTTATTATTTCTTGATTAATATTATAAGGTAATACATATGCATTGAGTAATGCTTTATAATCAACTTTTTTTAATTGTATATCAGCAACACTACTATTATTTGACATTAAAGTAGTTGCAAATCCATACTTTGCTCTTACTTTAAATTTATCTAATGGAGTAGGATTTTTAAATTCAAGTCTAAAAAAACTAGGAATACCTGATGTATAATAACTTAAATCGCTAATTTTATCCTCAACTAAATCTCTAATAAAAGAAGCATATACTCCACTAGAAAAAACTTGCTCTAAAAAAGGTTTTTGAGAATTTTTTGCTAGATCAGTTTTTTTCCAAAATTCACACTTATAAACTTTATTACCTATATTTACATCAGGACTTGATGTTTGATTAATTGCTTTATTTAATGCATGTAATTGTATTGCTCTTAAAGTTAACTCTAAAGATGATTGTATATTTAGTGCATTTTCAATTTGTATAGTTTGTTCTTTTTGAGCCTGTTGCTGTTCTTCTTTTTCTTTTTTAGCTATTTCAATTTGATTTTGAGATTCAATTTTTTTCTCTAAACTTAAAAAATTTACTGGTTGTATAACTCCTTCTGTATTAAAACTTTTTATAAGTCTAGTATCATTTATAGTCAATCTAGTAGGTACATAAAATATTATATCTTCTTGTACAATTATATCTGGTAATTTTTGAAGAGTACTAGAAACACCTCCAGGTTTAGTTACTGGTTTTTTAGTTATAATTGGCACTTTAAATTCAAATACAAACTCTCCAAGTCTAGTATATTCTTTTATTAAAAATTTAGTATTTTCTTCTTTAATAGTAGATATAAAAGCCTCTGTAAATTCTTTTTTTGTTGGTTTATATGTTTGATCATCTAATCCAACTATTTCAGGGTTTGTCTCTCCTTGTTTATCTATTAATACTTCTATTTTATAACTTTCATTATTATAACTACTTTTATATGTAAGTTCTGCTGTATAATCATATGAAGAAAATACTTTATATTCCCAAAAATTATCATTATATAAATCTTTTGTAGGATCTTCTGTGTATATTCTTGATAATATATTTGCAAATTCAGGATAATTAAAAATAACAGATGTTTTAGTTAATAAATCTGGTCTTAATGGGATATATCCATTTAATTTTCTAACAATATAAATATCTCCATATGCTGGTACAGCTGTTGAAATATCGGCGTATTTAGGATCTTTTATTTTATTTGATGGATAATATAATATAGCTTTTCTAAGACTCCCTTCATCTTTATTACTATTTCCTGCATCTGCTGCATTTGCATTTATATTTAGTTTAGCTCCTTCTGAATAAGCGGTTGTTCCATATAAAGATATTATGTCTTCTATAGATTTTGGAATTTCGTCTTTAGCTTTTTGTTCTAAATTAGCTGCATCTAAAGCTTTTTGCTTATTTAATTCATCTTGTTGTTGTTTTTTTGCAATCTCAATTAAAGTATTATTTAATTGTACAACTTCTGCTTTCACAATTCCAGGAAGTGATCCTGGGTTATTTATTTTTATTGAGTCTGCTAATATTCCTAAACTCATTAATTTTAACGTACAATCATATCCGCCGTCTTGAGTATATTTAAAATTAAAATTTGTAACTATACCAAGCATAGCATCATAATTACCTTCAGATTCTCTACGATTTTGAGCTATTTTAAAGTATATATCTTCCTTTGATAGTCCAGATTGAAATGGGTCAATACTAAGTAATTCAGAACTTTCTAATTTATTTGGAGTTTTAGTATCACTAAGATAGTAGAATGTATGACCCCACTCTAAAAACATAGTAAATCCTAATTTAAAATATAGAGCATCTATTACATCTAATTGCATTTTATCCCAGCATTTAAAATTAATAGTTGCTGATATTACAGATCCTAATTTACCTTGCGTATCTATAGATACAGAAGTTATACCTGGCATTGGTTTATAGCCATAATTATTAATTTCTTTTTCTCCTAAAATTCCATATGCACTATTAGGTCCTAATCCTGATCTAAGTTGATATGAATTTTTATCTAAATACTTTGATGTACCAGCAAATAATACAAATTCTTTTGCTAAATCTTCAGGTTTAATAATAGGTATATCTATATTATCATTAAAGTATTTTAGATCTTTTTCATTTATTACATTAATTGATGATACTAATCTTATCCAAGCTGTTTTATTACCTAAATATATTAAATTATCATTATCTCTATTATCTTGATTTGTTTTATTTGATCTAGTTCCTAATTGTCCCATTACCCAACTAGGTAATTTAACTCCAATAATATTGGATATTTTATTATCTAATCCTGCCATAACTATCTAGTAATATTTGTAAGTTTATAATTATTTATTATACTGGTTACATCTACCGGTATTCTTAGTTGAATTCCTGGTTCTAAATACAATGAATCTCCAGATAACCCATTAGCAGTAGCAATAATCCACCAAAGAGTTTCATCACTATAAAAATCGTATGCTAATAAATCTAATCTATCTCCTAAAACAGTTATAACATAGTCATCATTATTTGATACTGGAATATCAGGATATATATTATTTAAATAATATTGAGATCCTATATTTTCATATTTAGTTATTGGTATATTTTGGTATCTATTCATTATTGTCTATTTGGATTTCTATATTGTTTTGCTATAGATTTATCATTTATATTAAAATCATTTCCTAAATATAATATACTTTTTGAATTAGATTGTCTTGCTAATAATATATTATCATATGAACTTTGTAAAATTTCTGTAGGGCCTGTTCCATTATTATTTTTTGGTATTATTCTACTAGAAGTTTTCTTTCTTCTTTTATTAGATGGATTAACCTTATTAATTTTATCTATTGGTGTTTCTATTTTTGGAGAATTACTAAAATTAGTAGTATCACTACTTGATGCTACTCCTGGAATATTATCTACTATATTTTGTGCTATATTAGTAGTTGTACTTGTATTTTTTATTGGATTATTTACTATTAAAGGTATATATGGAGCTGTATTATCTATTTTTCTTCTTTGTGGTAATATATCTAATATAGGTTTAAATGTCACTGATATATCTATAACATGCGGTAATTGTGCTACATAATCGTCAAATCCATTATATGGCCTAAGATTAGAAATTTCCCATGGAGTTCCATTATCAATAGTAGCAGTTATATTTTCAATAAAACCTGGTACTCTATGTAAATAATCTCCAATTGTTACTCTAATAATAGGAGCTCTCATTATACTTTGTTTTTGGCTATAGTCAGGATATACTTGCCCCATTAGTTCATTGACTCTAATATGCATTGGCATTAATTCATCCATTGACATTGCAGCTACTCTAAATGAAAATGATATAGATCTATTAAATCCTTGATATGTAAAAAAATCTTCACCTCTACCCATATATTTAAATGGATTTAATACTGCTGAGTGATTATCAGTAATTCCACTGGTTAAAAAGGCTCTAAAAAATATAGCAGTTGATTGATTAGTATTATCATTACTCAATGCTTCAAATACAAATTTAATTATATCATCATTATTTACTGATTGGTCTTCCCATGGAGCTTGATTATTTTCAAATGTTTTTGGTAAAGATTTATTTAATTTGTCTATTTTACTATTTTTTTCATAAAATCTATATTCTAATGAATCTTTAGGATTCCAAATTCCTGTATTATCTTTAATAGTTTTAAATTGACTAGAAGCTCTATTACTTACAGATTCTTGACTATCACTATTTGCTCTTAGTTGATCATATACCATTTGATTTCTAGAACCAATCAATTTAGTTGTATCTACAGCTCTTTTAATTGTTGTAGTACCTACTCCGTAAACAGAACCAGGACCTCCTAAATATTGAAATAATAAATTTTTATTTAATGATATTCCTAATGTATTAACTACATTTATATTTGATACATTATTAGTGCTTACTACTTGTGTTTGTGGATTAGTCATCTTAAGATTAGTTAATATTAATAATCTATTATTTTCTGACTGACCTGTTATATTTTCATTATTTACAATATCATAATAATGTTTTTGTAGTATATTAAATGGAACTAATCCATGTCTTAATGCATGAGCTCCTGATCCTTCTACACCAACTTGTGCTAATGTATTTAATCCTGAGTTATATACTCTAGTATTTTCTAATATTGATGGAAGTGGGTTTGATTGATTAAATCCAGATAAAGTATTTCCAGTTTGTATTTTTGGATTTGATAATTGAAGTCCTATTTGTTTCTGTATAAATGCATTACCTCTTGGTGAATCTTCAAAAAATTTTTTAATTCTAGCTTTATCAACTTGACTAGATAATGTATATGTTTGAGTACCTAAACTAAATGTTACATCTCCTCCTCTAATAGGATAATCTAAATTACCTGTAGATTGTACTCTAAAAAGTGGATTTATATTACCAGCACCATTAATTACATCAGGTAAACTAGTTTTTATATATGGTTGACCAGAATAACCATATCCAGGTCTATCTGCTCCATATTTTAAACTTTTTAAATTTGTTTTTAAATCTATTAATGGCATTTTTTATTTTTTAATTTTATCAATTAGTTTATTTACCTAATTGACCTCCGTGAGTTTCAAAATATTGTTGAGATACAACTTTTTCTACTGATTTACCTGTTACTGGATCTACCATAACCATTACATATACTTTTGATTCACCAGATTTTCCTGCACTAGAAAGTCCTGATGGAGTAATACTACTTTTTGGACTAGTTACTGTTGATGCTGATAAAGATCCTAAAGATAAAGAACCTACTTGTTCAGCATAACTATTTAAATTACTTATTATTTTATTATCAATAGAACCAAAACTTAAATAATCAAATACATTTACTACTCCAGCAATAGCTTTTATTATGTATGATATAAAATTAGTTATACCACCTAAAAAAGATTTAATATTATCTGGGCTTGATATAAAATCAACGATCTTATCTACAAATTTTGTGAATCCAGGTTGAGCTAATAAATCTGCAAATGAAGTTTTTATTCTATCAATAAAATTAGCTATTTTTTCAGTAGTTGTTTGACTCATTACAACTTGAGCTTGTTCTTCTCCTAAAGTTTTAACTAATTCTTTTCTTCCTTCTATAGTTTTTGATAATTCTGCAGTTCTTTGTTGGTATGTTTTTAAATCAGTAGCTCCAAGTTTTGCAAAATTTTCTTGTTGTTTTAGCATTTCTGCCATTGAATCTCTACTCATACCCATTGATGATGATATAGCATCTTGTTGAATACGATTCATATTTAAAAAATCTGTTGAATTACCAACTTGCTTAGTTATTTCTGCAGCAGCAGTAGCTAAATCATTATTTAAAAATGCTTCTCTAGCTTTTGTTAAGTTAATATCTTTTCCTGTTAATAATTGAGCTTCAAATTCTTTTGATATAGATGATTCAAAATCTAAAAATGAATCTGCTATAGAATCTAATTGCTTTAATTCCATTCCCATAGATTTAACAGTCATTAATGACTTAGTTAATTTTTCTGGGTATTTAGCAAATGATAATCCTAATACTCCTCCTAAAGAAGAAGCTTCTTTTAATGTTTTTTGCCATTGAAATGAAACTCCTAGTGTTTGTTTAATAACACCATTTTGTCCCATTATGGTTTTCATAATTTTTGATTGTTCAACTCCAGATATTCTAGATACTTCAAGTAGTTCTTTTCTAGTATCTAAATCAATACTAGCTAAATCTTTTAATTCAACTTGAGTTTTTAATTGATCTGCTGTTAATATAGTATTTATTCCAGTAATATTGCTTATTTCTGTTTCTAATTCTCTAAATTTTTGAGCATTAAATAATAAATTTCCAGAATTATGTGCAATATCACTAAATTGATTATTTATTTTTGAAGCTTCTACTTCTGATAAACCTAAATTTCTTCCAAATAATTTAACTGCAGAAGCTGATTCGGTTGCAAAATCTGCTAAATTTGCAAACATATCAACTACTCCACCTAATAAACCTCCTATAACAGGAATTCCTTTAATTAAATTTGATACAGGAGCTACTAATTTAGCAATATCACCCTGACCTTTTCCACTAACTAGTGTTAATTCTGATATTTTAGATACTGCTTTATTAAAAGCCTTTGTAAGTAAGCCAGCAGTTCCTACTAATATAGCAGTTGTTTTAATCCAATTTTTTGTAGTAGATTCTCCATTTCTTGCTTCTTCTACTATTTTAGTATATAAACCTCCACCTATACCTAAAGTTTTATTAGATAAATTTAATAATCTACCAGTAAATCCTACTTGTTTTGCAACTTCCTTTTCTAAATCTACTCTATCTTTCATAGAATCTACTTCTAATTCAGCTTTTTTTGTAGCTTCAACAGCTGCCTTATATGTTTGATATTCAAGATCTTGACTTAGTGTAGATAAATAATTTCTAGCTTTTTTAAGTTGATTTTGATTTAGTAATCCATTTGATATTTTTTGTTGTAATTTTATTTCTGCATTTAAATCTTTATTAAACTGTTTATCCATTCCTCCTGCTTTTTGGATGGCATCAGTTAATTTATTTTTTGCAATAGTTTGATTTTGAATTGATCTTTCTAAATCTTTTTCTAATCTTTTAGTATTTAATATAGATTTATTATATGAGTCAGCTTTTGCATTCAATCTTTCAAATGAACGTTCCATACTTTTTAAGTATGTTGACATATCTCTTATAGCATCTTTTTGAACACGTGTTGCATTATTAAACTGCTTTAATGAATCGATAGATGCTTTAATATCTCCAGATACATTACTTGTTGGATCTAAATTATTTGATTGAGATGTTGCCATATGTTTTTATTACTTACATATAAATATTTACTTTTTTGATTTTACTTTAGATACAAATGTAGATTCTTCTGATTTAGGTTTTGTAAAATCTGGTATTTTGATTTTATTTACGTCAGTATTCTCAGTGATAACTTCATTTTGTTCGTCTCTTAATCTTTGAACGTATTCTAAGTGCTCTTTAATTTTTTTCAAACTAAATTTCCTATGATATATAGGCATATTATAAACTTCTGAATAAGTAAATCCACCGCCTCCATGATAAGTTAATTCAAATACTTCAGTCATAAATTGACTTCTATATTCATGATTTGGAAACAGTGGACAATACTTATAGCTAATTATATCATTTGACATATATAATTAATCATTCATACTAGGAAAGAAAAATTCTGCAGATAAAGGAAGATCAGCTTTTACTTCTGTTCCATCTGATAATGTAAAATTAATTGTTAAATCAATATCTGGAGTAACTGATTCTATAAACTTTCTAAGTTCAATTGAATCTCTTGATAACAAATAACCTTGATCAATAAAATCTCTAACTGCTTTTATAGAATATTCACCATTTATTGATGTTAATTGATGTTTTAATCTAGTAGTAATTGCACCAGATTCTAATCCTAGACTCTTTTTTACTCCTTTTATTTCTTCATCAATTTTTTTATCGTCAGCTATAGTTAATATTTTAAAAGTAACTGTATTTTTTGAATATGGTAATACAAACTCAAATTCATTAGTATTATTAAATAAACTCCAATCTAATTCTTTATTAGATAATTCTTGTAAATCTATATTAACTACTTCTTCTTCTGAAGTATTTGGGTTTTTATACTTAATAGAGTAATCTTTACCGTATGCTAATATTCTAGAAGCTATTAATATTCCATTTCTATCTCCTATTGTTAAATCTTCATATGTAATTGGAGATTTAATTAAAGATTTTAACATTTTTTCAATAGCAAGACCTTGACGTAGAAGATTTACATTTGTTAATATGTCTTCTTCTTTTGCAGTCATGTATTTAATTTCTACTTCTCCAGTAGATAAAGGATTTTCTTTTGGATAAAGTAAACCTTTTGATGGTAATTGAATTGTTTCTGTTGGTACTGTAAATTTTTGCTCAGCCATAAACTTTGTATTTTTATATATAAATATAAGAATAAATAATTTTATAAAATAAAAAAAGCTCCTAGTAAGGAGCTTCTTTTAATATTTTTATTATTTAAGTATTAATAATTTAGGACGCAAAAATCCATTCCTACACTTAGTGTTAATTCTGTAGGATCTGATGTAGACCAATCATAAGCACCAAAACCAGCTTCTTTAATAAATGCACCTTTTATGATCCACTCACTAACAATATCTCCAACTGGTCCTAAGATAGATAAGTTTAAATCTTTTTTATAGAAGTCAGAATATCCATCACGACCAGTAACTGATTCATGATGTAGTCTTACCCACTCCATAACTGCTTGTTGACCTGATGGTGAAATAGGATTATACAAAGATAAAGTTATATCTTTCCATTCTGCTTTACCTTTTATCTTACGGTATACGTTAATATGATCTAATTTTATTTCATTTGAAGTTATACCTGGGGCATCAGCTTTTTTAATCATATATGAAGGAATTCCGTCTATATACATTACAAACCTATTTGATACTGTAGGTTCAAATGATGTAAACATTATTTCGTTTGGATCTAAGACTGCCATTTTATTCTAATTAATTTGTTTCTTTTATAAATATACGAAAACTAAATTTTTTAATCTTCTTGATTATTATAGGTGCCACAACTGCCTCTATCGGCACTTACTACGGTCTACCTTAGTTTTATTTCCTTCGTCATCTTTTCTGTAGCACTGTCCATTTTCATAAACATAAATTACTTCATACTCTTTAAGATCTTGAACTCCTTCTTCTAATTCTTCATCACCGTTTGTTTCTTTTTCAGAAAAATGATCTTTAATTTTTTCTATAATATCTTCTATATCAAATCCATCATCTAATAAGAATTTTATAATAGGAAATATACCATTTCCACCTAAATCAGCAAATCTATCTTGTTGATCAACATCATCTGCTTCTTCAACTTTTTTAGGAGTTTCTTTTATTTCTTTTTTAGAACCTGAATCAGATGTTTTCTTTTCTTTTACAACAGTCCAATCTCCAAAAGATTTACCACTTTTTTTTGTTTCATAAAGAGCATTGTAGCTACGATCTACTGCTTTCATTACAGTATCTAGATAATTAAAAATACCATCTATATCTGATGCTTTAAACATCTTTTCTCCTTGCATATCTAAAGTATTTTGAGAATCTATAGTCATATTTGTAGCGGCAACCATTACTTTCTTACCTAGTGGTTCAACTACTCCTGCAACTAATCTTCCTACAAATCCGCTAGTGCCTTTTTTAGGGGCAACTAATATCATACCTTCACGATAAGAAGTTCTATCTTTACGATAAGCAATTTGATATTTTTTACCATATCTATTTTTTATAGAATTAAATAAATCTAAAGATGTATCTTCGTTAATAGTATTTTTCAAGTTTAACTGCTTTTTTACGCTTTCATAAAGGTGTGCAGGTACTTTAATTCTTAAAATTGTATTATTATTCATTTTATTATTTTATTTTATATTATTGACCAAATGAAGTTCCTGTTGGCATGATATTGAAATCTAATTGTATAAATTCAGCTGTTTTGGTAGGCTGGATATATATTGTTCCAACTAATTGATTTCTATCTACTACATCAGGAGTATTATTTGTTTCATCCATTACAACTTGGAAAGCGTATAAACCTTGTCTTTGTTGTACTGATTCTAAATAAGGGTTAACTTGATTTAAAAATTTATTACGAGTTACTTGTGTATTAGGTTCAAATACAATTTGCTCTCCTAATTGACCAATATATGATTTTAATGCAATTAATAATCTTCTTACATTAACTCTATCTAAAGCTGATGGTTTTTGTTGTAATGTTTTTTGACCATATATAACTGTACCAACTCCAGGGAATGTTGCAATAGGATTTACTTTACTTTGATAAAGATTATTACGATCATTCACACTTAACTTTCTTTCTGGCTGTAATACTGTTGATAAAGCTCCTCTATTAAGACCTGCTGGTGCAAACCATTCTGCAGATACTTTATCATTATATTCATAAACTGCAGGTACTATAGTAGATGCAGGTACAAAATTAACTTTACCAGTTTCACGACTTCTAATTTGAATCCATGGCCAATAAGTTGCACCATATGAATTATCATAGCTTACAGCTTGAGTAGATACAGTATTTATTGTTGATCCATATCCAACCATGTCAATAACAGCTATACAATCTCCACGGAATTGTGCAAGATTTAAAATTGATGATACTTGAGATGGTGCATTTTGGCTAGTTAAACCAGGTGCATATATTACATTAAAGTCATATGCATCTTTATTTTCTAATAGATTAATTGCAATATCGTAATTACTATTAATTAAACCTTGTATATTATTTGATGGAGTAGTTGCTGCTACAGAAGGTATTTGTTCAAAGAATTTTACTCCTGCTGCTGCTGAACCAAATAATTCTCCAGCTGCACCATCAAAAGTTCCATTTATTGATCCAGATCCTATTTGAGGAAGTGATCCAGTATATTTAGCTTGTGGTAAACCTACTTGATTAAAATATCCAGGTGTTGGTTGAAATACAGATTTTACTCTTACATATCTACTTTTATTTTGGTATGATCCAGTTAATTGTAAATAGTAATCTCCAGTAGAATCTTGTGTTACTGTTTCAGTTTGATCTCCAATTACATACGCAATATAGTTATTTTGATTAGGATCTAAAGATAAATTATTCCATGATTCTAATACAGTTTTACTATTTTCATAATCATCTCCACGACGAATAGATATACTAAATAAACCTGAACCTGTATCAACACTAGTTACTTCCCAACGAATATTAGATTCTGATCCTGAGATTAAAGATCCTGCTGAACCTGTAGCTCCTGCATTATTCATTACTTTACCTACAGATAATGTAGCTAATTCAAATGATGCAGTATTATTAATACCTACTACTGAAGCTGTTGCTGCAGTATAAGATCCTGAAGCTACTCTAGTTACTAATAGAGAATCTCCACCTTGTTCAAAATAATTAACAGCTGCAATAGATGTTAAATATTCGTAGTTAATTCCACCAGAAATAAATGCAGCACCAAATATAGATTTATATTGTGAATATGATGTTACAACTGTTGGAATATTAACAGGTCCAACTACTGTTGGTCCTATAAGTGCGGCACCTACAGAAATAGGTCCTTGAGTTATTTGTGATAAGTCGTTTTCATTCATGAAAACTCCTGGGCTAATAAGTGTTTCGGCCATTTATATTATTTTTATCTAGTAATAAATATCAAAACTTTATTGAAAACACTTTAATTAATTTCTCCTGTCTCGATATTTATGTTGACATTTCCGTATTTAGCTTGTAAATCATCTAATACAGATTTCTCTCTTACTTTAATAGCTTTTATTTTTTCTTTTTGCTCATCAATAAATAAATCTAATGTCATTTTTTGATAATTCAATTCTCCTAAAGCTGCAACGATATCAAAAGAATCTTTTTTAATTTGTTGTAATTGCTCTAATTCTGCTTCTGTAAGTTTTTTACTCATGACTGTTTTGTTTTTATTATAAATATTTAGTTAATTAAATAAAATAGCTCCTAGTATAAATAGGAGCTTTTTTAAGTTGTAAAGTTAATTATTATTTTTTCTTTTGTACTTGTTTTTTTGGTTCTTTACTTTCTAGAACACTTTTAGTTTTTGTAGGCTCTGATTTTGGTTTTGCTGCAGTTTTTACTGGCTTTTGAGCTTCTACCACTTTTGGTTGATCTAATTTAGTAGATTTTTTTGGTTTTACTTCTTCTAATTTAACTTCTTCAATTAGATCTTCTTTAACACCAAAGTCTGTAATAATTGGTTCTGGTTTAGTAACCTTGTAAGCAATATAAGCTGCTAAAACTAATACTGCTACTAACATTAATAGTACTGTCATAATCTGTTATTTTTATTTATAAATATACAGAAATAAATAAAAAAGCTATATTTTTAATTTATTGAGCTAAAATATTTAATAATTGTACTCTATAAAGTCTTCCAGTAGCATCTAATGACTGTAATTCTTCTGCTTTTTGTTGAGCTTCTATTTCATTATCATACTCATAAATAGGATCATCTGGATTTATTTTAGCTACCCAAATTTGATTATTTCCTGGTATGAATTGCATTTGTACTTGATATATCATATTATTATAATTTTATTATATAGATTCTGTTGTTGTAGTAGTTGTTGTACTAGTTGTAGTCGTTGTTGTTGGTTCCCAAGGCAACGGTAATACTATCAACGGTGGATTAACCATAAGATTTAGTTGATTATACAAAGATGTATCAATCATAGTCATATCCATAGATCCGTCTAACCAACCACAAACTTGTTCATATGTTAGTTGATCATATGGTATAAAATTTTCAGGATCTGGCTGTGTAAAGTTTTGAATTCCAGGTATTGTTACGCTATATTCTATGCCATCTTTTGTAGCACTAGCCTTTCTTGTCCAATTTACTTTAATTACAACATCTGTTAACTCACCCTCTTGTTGTTTACATTGCATCTGTTCTATGATCCATGTATAAGTTGTTTCCATATTTTATTCTTTTATTTGTTAAGATTATTTACGATTGATTTAAGTTCGTCTATTTGTTTTTGTTGAGATTCAATTAGTTTTTGTTGCTCTTTTATGGCCTCTATGAATAATCCTGCAAAGTTTCCGTATGTTACACTATAACTATCATTCATATCGTCATAGTTTACTAGCTCTGGCATTATCTCTTTAACTTCTTGAGCAATTACACCTGTTTGTGTTTTTTTATTTGGATCATCAATTCTGTTAAAATAAACTCCTCTTAATTTAGTTACTTTTTCTAATGAATTATCTATTGTAACTATATTTTCTTTTTTTCTAACGTCTGACGCCCAATCCACTACACCCGTTGCATATATACTTCCTTGAACATATAATTTATAACTTGCACTTACTGTTGCTCCACCAATTGTAAATGATCCATATGTTCTATTATAATACCACAACCACCCTGCTCCATTTTCTTGATAAACACCTCCATTACCTCCTTCAAACATGTGATTATTCCAATATCCACTAGAATCTATAATATTTAATCCGGCATATCCATTTTTACTATATCCAAACATTTCCCATGTACCGTGAGATGCATTTGTACTTACTCTAAAGTGAGATCCGTATGATTGATTATATACTCCAGTTGCACCATAGTTTCTAAACCATCCATTATTATAAACATCACCAAATGTAGGTCCACTTGTAGTGCTTAGATTTTGATTAATCGAATATGCTGTTATATTAGATGATGTTCCTGTTATATTAATTCCCCAAGTTCCACTAGCTCCAGCTCCCGTAAGAGTAGGTGTGTAAGAGTTATAATTACTTGAATTTAATGTTTGAATTGGAGTAAAATTAACTTGTTTTGCTGTAGTTGGTTGAGTAGAATTAGATATACTAGTAACTTTATTTATTTGTCTACCATCATATGCAGTATAGACTTTGACAGTAAATCCTTGCCAATAAGCTTGTCTAGGCCACCAAAAACATAAATTTCCATTATAGTTTATAGCTCTTATACCAGAAATATTAGTACCGTTAGAATATCCTCCAGTATTAATTATAGTATCTGAATATATATATCCTTGAATTTGTATATCAAAAGGTATATTAGATGCATAAGAATTACCTTTTATTTCTAAAATAAATGGATCACCATATGTTACAGCATAGTTGATTGATGTTTGAACTAAGGTACCATCAGCAAAATCTCGAATACTCATTAAATAATCCATTTTAGAGTATTCTGAAAGTCCTGTTATATTAATTCCCCAAGTTCCACTAGCTCCTCCACCTGTTAATGATGGTGAATATGACGTATAGTTTCCAGAATCTAAAATAACATAGTTACCACCTCTAGACCATCCTCCTGTTCTAAGTTGATTATCAGTACCAAGGCCAAAATTTATTGCATAAGAACCTGGTCTATGGAAAGACATCATAGCTGCTCCACCTCCTTGAGATCTAATTTGTGGACCACCATGACCTCCATAATCTATATTTACTCCAGATACAGAATAGCCTAGAGATGCTTGTGTTGCCTCAATACCACCTGATATACTAATACCCCAAGTTCCAGAAGCAACTCCTCGTATTGATACCATTGCATTGGTGGGAGATACTGAACGATAATAATTATCTCCTTGTTTAGTAATAAATGAAGTAATTGCAGTACCACTACCTGGATTACCATCATCTGTCAGATTTATATAATTACCAAAAACATAACCATTAGGATCTCTATATACTATAGTATTACCTGTAGCAGAAGTAGTTGGATTACCAAATCCAGATATAGAACCTGCCGTTCCAGTAACATTTATTCCCCAAGTTCCACTAGCTCCTGTTCCTGTTAGTGTTGGTGAATAAGAGTTATAATTACTTGAATGTAATAATGTCACTTTCCAGCTTATATTATTACCACTTCCTCCGCCAACTTGTATATTACCAACAGAATAATCAGTAGCAATAAAACCGTGAGTATCAGAACCTGCCCAAGCAAACATTGTACCATACATATTCATTCCAGAAATACCAGTCGGAACACTATTCCATCTTGCAGTGGCTATTGCACCTCCATTAGTACTTGTTCCAAAAAGAGTAGTCCTAAAATTAGTTGATGTTAACCCATCTACATTAGATGCTGGAGTAAGTCGATCAACTATTAATGCTGTATTATTAGTAATACTAGAAACTGTAGCAGCATTACCAGATACACTAATAGGCCATGTGCCAGTAGGTGTACCTCCTAAAGTTATATTACCTGTTGTAGTGACTGTACCTGTTAATGTTAATCCACCATAGCTACCAGCACCAGCAACACTAGTTACTGTACCAGTATTGGATGTATATCCACTAGGATTTGTGCTATTATATGGAGTATAACCAAGTGCAGTAGTTACCTGGCCTGAGGTTAATGCTATTGATGATGTTTGACTGCTTAATATTACCGGAGATCCGTTTAAAGTTAAACTACCCGTTATAGATGTAGAACCTGTTACTTGTACGCTACTTAAAGATATTAAACCATTTCTGGCGATAAATTCATTTGGCATTTATATTGTGTTTTAGTTCACTGTCCCTAAAACGTGGGTTTATTGTTTTATATAAATATTACTATCCTGGGAATATTGGGTTAGGATCAGTCCATTCTGG